GTTAGTTACATCATCTCCAGTCTCTTGGAGAACAACTTGTGCAGTGTAGCGGGTTTTATAGGAAGGGTTGTTGCCTGATGAGTGGGTAGATAAGATTTGAGCATTAACAGTCACCACACCCTTAACACCGTTACTACCAGAAGCTGTGCTAAAGAAAGTTGTCTGACCAGTATACTCACCAGTACCAGGATCATCTTCCCAGGTAGGGCTAGATGTGCCTGCTTTAACTACAGTTAGAGTCTCAGCCCTGTATTTCGTAGTAGATGAGATGTTAGAGTTTCCTAATGATACCACATACTCTGTGTTATATGTGATAGCATCTACAGTTACAAAACCATAATGGTCTTGAAATGTAGGTGTAGTACGAGCTGAAGCTACAGTGATATCAGGATTAGCGATAAACGTATAATCGTTAATCGTCAGCAAACCATAAGGTTTAGTTGAACCAGCACTACGAGCTAGATAGTTAATATCTACACCGCTAGCAACACTAACAGTTTGCTGACTACCATCCTCGATATCCCATACTAGGATCTCAGGAGTGTCAGTAATCTGAACAATGTACTTACGATCTTGGTCACGAACAATGTCAAACCATTGACCGCCTGACTCAGCATTGGCAAGCACACCAACGTATTCACCAGGAGGACGCTTAACCAGACCAAAGGTTACATCAGGCAGAGCATTGTGACAGGTTCTGAGTTGTCCAGGAAATTTAATAAAATCTGGTTGTTGTGAAACACCACCCAAGAAGTTGGGAATACGTTGGTTGATTGCTGCCATTATCGACTAAGAGCTTGGAATGGTTTGTAGCTGGTGTAAGGGTTCCGCAGATCAGAACCATTGAAGACGTTGTACTCAGCTTGTTGAGTATCGTATTCAATAGCTAGAGCACGTAGCAGGGTCTCATCAGTCTGTAGGATACGGATGCTATCAGCATCACTAACCATACGACCTGCTGCAATCCTAGCAGCACGTGCAGTAATGTAATCACGGAAAGCTTGTGGAATATCGCCAAACTCATAGAACCACACTACATCACAGTACAAGGTTTCAACACCTGTAAATTTGTAAGTATGATTATAGCGATCATAAAGCTTACCCTCACGTCGTACAACATCATAGTTGTCTTGATGCTTGTACCTGTTCACGTCAAGCTGCAGAACAGTAGGTGGGATAATAACTTCGTTGCTAGAGTTTACAGTAAATGGAAATTCATATTCAGTGTTATAGCTCCAACCCTCTGATTGGATTTCACGGCAAACCTGCCGAAGAGTACTCTGAGCAATAACAACTTCAGGACTTTGGGTATCAAGAGTATTGACCGGAGATTCTCCGACACTCATTAAAATTGAGTTAACAGCATCCAGTTCGGTGGACGTTGCGTAAGATGGGGTTGCCATAAGCTATAAAAAAAAGGGGACCCGAAGGTCCCCCAATAAACAACAATAATGTTATCAGAAAGCAGAACCAGCAGTGCTAGTAGCGTGGAGTTCCACACAAGCAGCAGGGTTCAGGTAATCGGTACCCATGGCAAGGCGACCCAGGATAACGTCACCCTGATAGATCACGGAAACGTCACCGCTGGTGACTTGCACTTGGGGTCCAATGGTCTCAACAACACCAGCAGCTTCACGTTGGAAGATCAGACCGCAGGAGGTATCGAAGTCAGTGGCAGAACCGTAGGGGTTGTTCTCGCCGGTAGCAGTAGCTTCCACGTCAACACCAACAAAGGAGCCGGGGTTGTCAATGGTCGAGTTGGTACCATACTTACCCAGGAAGGGCAAATTCATGGACTTATAAATCTTGATACCAGCGATGCTCATGATGCCGTTGCCGGACTGCAGAGCAGTACCTTGCTCGTCACGGTTGATCAGAGCATTGGTTGCAACGTTCTCAACGAGAGCGTAGTACTGGCGGGGGCTGAGAACAGCCACACGACCTTCACCCGACACACCCTTCTCATCCAGGACAGCAGCAGCTTCAAAGAAGGCAGCCACGATTTTGTCAGAGTCGAGAGCGTCAGCGGCGGCACCAGCACCGGTGCCAATTTGAATCTGCGAACCACCGGGCTCAACCTTACCGGTTGCGCTCACGGGGTGGGCAGCACGTGCACCACGGGTGATAGCACGGAAGATGCGACGGTCATAGTGCTCAGCCAGAGCATAACCGATTTTACGGCTGATCTCACCACGCAGCTCATAGTGAGCCAGGGTCTCATCAAGATCATACACGAATGCGCTGGAGACCAGCAGGTCATCCACCACGATGGTCTTCTCAGCCACCGGGGGATCACCGGAGCCAAGAATGGGGGTACCGGGGGTATGGAAACCAGCGTCCATACGACCAGTGTAGATGAACTGGAGACTCTTACCGGACTTAAGGGTCCGCTTCATCACCAG